CCCTTCAGCTCAACGATAGTGCCGTTCTGAACTTCGATCTGGGTTGTCTCGTCATTGTCATAAACTCGGCAGGAGACCAGGCCAGCACGGTTATCAGTGCCGAACATTAGGTCACTGCGGAAAACGCAATAGTTCATGTTTCTTCCTCCTTAAAAAAATTATTGGCAGGGCGGAAATTCCTTAAAAATTCCGCCGTATGGCTCATCATCAGATGGGTCATGTTTGGGGACCGCAATGCGGGTGGGCTTTGGCTTCTGCATAGAGAATGTCTGCTGCTTTGTGGCGGAACGACCTCGAATTGCATAGCACTTCTCCTCCAGGATCTCAATAGAGAACTTGGCGCAATCATTTTTCAGAGCCTCAAAATCCTCATTGCCATCCAGATCTGGGAACTGACTAAAAACAGCCTCCTCTTCTGCGGAACGTGCCGCAGCGATACTATCTGCCTTGAAGGTGCGTAGCTCTTCAAGCTCAGCCTTCATCTCTTCAGCAGATTGATTGGCGGCGGAGTACTTCTCCTCCAACTCAGTGCGCTCTGCCTGGAACTGTGCCTCTACATCTGCCTTTGTCTTGGAGACAGCGGCATTTGCATAAACCTCCACCATCTTGGAGAACAGCGCGGGGGATTCACCCTCATCAAACTCAGCGACAGCCAGCTTCATACGCTTCTTACTATCGAAATCGATGACAACGTTGTCGCCATTCATAGCGAACTTAAAGCCATACAGATTCCAATCGGAATAATCGTAGCAGTAGATCTCCATGGACTCATTGTCATAGTCCCAATAGAAATACTGAGGCATCTCGCCGTATGCGGTCTCGACAGTTTTCTGAGAAAGCGCGGAGTAAATCTCGTTGACCAGCTGGCCAGCAAGTGCAAACTTTCCATCAGGCTCTTTGGCCTTTGCGTTCTTCAGAGCTTCAAACTTTTGCTCAAGCTCTTCCAAGGAAAACTCTTCGATATTAAAATCGATCATGTCTTCTGTCAGGCCAAACTTAGCCATTAGGGCTTGCTTCTCATTCATCGCACTTTTCCCTCCTTCCGTTTTACTATTGTTTATTGCAACCTGTTGTGGTTGTGCTTGGGTAATTGTGTTTTTTAGTTCTTGCATCATATCGGAGAACTGTGCTGTCAGCTCATCCTTACTGAATAGCTGCAAAGAGGCAGACTCGTAGCACGGCTCGACATCATCGCCGAGAAGACAAAAAGCCGTAAACGTGAAGTCTTGAATTACAAAAACTCCATCGTCTACGCGCCCTTCATTCACCGTGATTTCCATGCTCTGGGATACCACGCCATCGTCTTTAATTTTAGAGTAGGCAGGGGAGCGCTTCCAAATCAGCACGTCCACATTGAAGTACTCATGAGTGGTCCCGTTGTCGTTGGCTGTGCTCCACCAGTACTTTGCGTCCATAGGAATAACGCCGATAGCATTGGTCAGGTTGACCATCGCAACACTGCCGTCATCCTTTCTGACGAAATCCACGTCATGCCCGCCGATTGTGTCGGACTCCACGTCGTAGTTGCAAACGACCGGGCAGTTGAACATGGTTGGGATTGCACGCTCTGCACTCTCTTTACTGATAGCAGACCCGTTTCTATTTTTGCCAGTGTAGAAGACCCGCATGGAGCCTCTGGCGAACGAGTCATTTGTATCATCAGTGATGTTCTCGATAGATGAACTGAACTATAGCCAATACTGTTGGCTCATCAGTGCCACCTCCTCAGACCGTCAGAAAGTCAGCATGTCCGAGAAGACAGCCTTTACATCCAAATTTTCAAAATTCTGGCGATCTTGATTCAGGAAGACATATACGTCATTTTTCTTGCTTTTCCCATCCTCACCGAAAACGTAAATGAACTTCATAATTTTTCTCCTTGCTTTTCTCACTGAGGCTCTTCGTCACGGGTCGCTTCGCCCCGATCCGTCATGTCGCCGATATCTTTCTGGGGAGCACCTGGCTCACCATCACTGTTAGAGTCGGTGTTCGTTCCGCCGCTCTCGGCAGCGCTGATAGTAGAAGAACCTTGTAGTGGTTTGAACATATCCGTTAGACCCAAAACACTATTCTCAAGGAAGCTCATGTTGTCTAGCTCGGATTGACCGAGCCCCTGGGATGCGGCGTACATGGAAATAGTTGGTAGGCCATATTGTGCAGCCTTTAGGTACGCATCACCCATCTCTTTTCTGTTGAATGGGCTACAATCCAGGAATGTGACCTTGAAATTTTTTCCATAATTCTGGGCTTGGATATACCGGTTAATAGCATCCTCGATGCTTTTCACAATGCCAAACGTCAACGCTTGGTCTGCCTTAATGGACAGAGTCAGTGCATTGGCAGACGCCTTCTCATTGTTAAAAAGCAAAGAAGAAACACCAGCGGCAGTGAACAGACTTTCCTCTGCTTCTGCGATGGTGTTGTTGCTACCGGTGTTCGTCTTTTCAAAACTGATTTTGCTGAGCGGCATTGGGCTCAGAATGGAACCGATCTCCTCTGGGAGAACATTGTCCAAGTTCCGCCAAAATTCCTTTGCCTTGGGGAGGTCGATTTGCCAATCGCCCTCTTCATCCAGGCCAAGCGTCATTACGACCATGGCGTAATTCTCGATCTCCGTCTTGGTCTTCTTGAGTTGGGCATAGTCCTCAATATCGTAGATCTCTCTCAAGACACCGACGAACGGGGGAATAGCATACTCCAGGATATCGTTGTTGCACTTGATAGCGAACGATGTTGGGGAGTCCAGCTCTTGGTACCGAGCCCCGGTACGGTCGCTCTGATAAGCGTTGTACTTCGTCTGGAACTCGCTGGGGTAGAACTCCAGGTACTGTGAGTTTGAGTCAAAGTAGGAGAAGTCGAATGTGACGTTTGGTACGCCGCCCTCGATGACAGAGATAGCACAGTAATCGGACGGTAACTGCTGGATAGTAATGTTGTCTGCGGTGACCCACATGGTACCGTAGAACACGTCCTCCCGCAGGCAGACCGTCAGAATTTTTGGGAACTGCGTTTTGACCGACATGGCCGACATCGTATTCAGAACCTTGCGATAGTTGTTGTTGATAGTCTTTGTCTTTGCCTTTTGTGGGTCGATCCCGACCGGGCTGACGATGTACGCCAGATCAGATAGGGCAACAAAATACTGGATGAGCCGCCGGAAGTGAGAACTCGCGCCATACATATAAGTAACGGCAGCGCGGATTTGTTTCTCGTAGCGGTATGGGTTCGATAGATAAGTGTTGATGTCGTCACGGGTGTAAAGTGTGAATGTCGGTGTCTTGGCGTTATTGTTCAGGTCTCTGGTGATGAGTCGGTTCAGCGCAGCAAACTTTTGCGAGATACCAAACTCACCGGCAAAACTTCTTGCCATTCTTTCTTGCACCTGCTCGTCTGTTAACGTAACAGCGCCTCTTTTTGCCTTTGCTGGCACTTTTTCACCACCTTCCCTTGTGCGTCTGCTTGGGAGCTTTCAGCACAAAGATGTCGTCAAACTCAGAGGAGGTGTCCCTTCTCCGGTTTGCTTTACCTTCAATTTGGCAAGCTACATAGTAGTTGTAGCTCAAACTGGAGTAGCGGTCTTTCCGCATACCAGTGCGTTCAATCAGCTTCACCCTGCCGCCAGACTCCTCGTGTTTCAGTTTGACCATTTCGTCAATCAAAAGGGTAGTCTGGATATATGGCATGGATAGCGCCGTCTTCTCCGCTGGCGAAAGGGAAGAAAACCCTTTGACTTCGCCAAGAGAGGATTCGCCGTCGTACTCCGTCTGGAGCAGACGAACCTTGCCCGATTTGAACCCCTCACGCAGCATAACAGCCGCTTCGGAGTTGATGACCGGGTTGGCCTTGATTGACCAGATGACTTTATCTGCGCCGCGAACCGTGCAACGCTCGGCCATAGATGGGTCATTACAGCAGGACAGAGCGGGATAGATCTCGCCGGTGTCCCGGTCTACAATATCGCGAACGAGTATATCAAACACACCTAAGCCTACCAAATGTTATCCTATGAGCTTTTTATCTCATAGCTCTTGCAGTTGCTATTCCTGCAAGTTCAGCATATCTTTTTATCTATTGCTAGATAGCGCGGACTC